ATACATTTCAGCGTTCATTATCAGGCCTTCGGCTTGATGACCACTGCGGACTTCTCTGCATCCAAGCCACCGCCAGCGTAAATCTCCTGGAGGTATTCGTTGGTGTTGGTCTGGAGCGCGAAGTTCGTGAACGATTCGACGGAAGTGTCGCCGACGAGCGCGTAGTGGGAGGCGGACATGACCACGCCGGCCGTCGTCTTGTCGTCTTCCGCGGTCCACCACTCCGGGGTAATGATCTGGGAGACGCCGAGAGCGCGGGCGAGCGTGTCATCACCGCCGAGGGCGATGTACGTGTTGCCGTCCGCATTGGCGGACATGAGCAGATCGGCTACCGTATCCGCATTGCAGACGAGGACCTTGTTGCCCTGTGCGCGGACCATGTGGGAGGCCTTCACGAAGCCCATGAGCGGGGTGTCTTCGGTCAGAGTGTAGGAGAGGGCGAACTTGTTGCCGGCCCAGTCGGAAGCCTTGTCTGCCGCGTCGGTGGCGATGGAGCGGAAGTGTGCCATGTCTTCGTAGCCGCCGAGCACGACCTGTCGTTCGATGGTCTGGATGATGTAGTTCGGCAGTTCGGAGAGGATATAGCGGAGGAGTGCGCCCGGCTTCTGCGTACGACGGATATCACCCTTGTTGAGGGTGATGTACTTGTACGTGTAGTCGGCGGTGAGTTCACGCTTGACGAAGGACAGGGCCTGTTCCTTCTTCTTGGTGCCGTAGGAGGCGACCGGATAGCCGTGGGCGCGGGTCGCTTCGGACAGGCCGAGGATGTTGCCGCCGATAGTGAGCCTGTCCATGCCGGTCTTGCGGAACAGGTTCCACAGGCCGGAGCCGCGCGTGTTGAGCGCGTCGTTGATGGTGGTGATGGCTTCGGTCGGAATGAACTTGTCCACGTCGGTCTTGTCTACGCCGAAGGAGGCGGTGCCGGCCATGTTGCGGGACACAGTGTCGGCCCATTCCTTGTGGAAGGCTTCCACGCCCTTGTTGTCGTTGTCGATGAGGGTGCGTTCGAATGCGGCCATGGCGTCCGGGGAGTCGAGCCACGTCTCACGGGAATGCGAGAAGGAGGCGACGCCGGACTGCTTGGCCGTACGGTTGCTCTTGTTGATGATGACGAGCGGACGCTTGTTGGCGGACTGCACCGGTTCTTCCGGAGCGGTTTCCGAGGCCGTCTGGCCGTCGGTCTGGTCGGTGACGGCTTCGGTAATGTCGTCGACTGCGTCGGACATGATGTCGGTGATGGACGAGGTCAGGTTGGCTGCTTCGTCCGGGGTGAGTTTAAACTCGGCGACGGTACGCGCCAGCTTGTTCATGAGGGTCTGGTCCATGTTTTCTCCATTTCTTTTGTTGATTGATGTGAAGGCCGCTTTCGGGTCGGCTCCGCGGTAGACGACGCTGATTTCGACCAGTTCGCCGTTGCGGATGATGCCGTCCTTGCCGGGCCGTTCGGGAAATTCGACGGTGATGCTGAAACTGTTGGTTAGACATCCGTCGGCGGCGAGTCGGCGGACTCGTTCGCCGTTGTCGACTTCGCTGAGCTTCGCTTCGGCCATGAGTCCGGCGTCGGTGGTCCATAGGCGGGTGATGGTGCCGGCCTGTGCTTCGATGCTGGGCTCGTGGTCGATGAGAAGGGGGAGTGTCAGTCGGTCTGATTCCGTGAGCTCTACTACGAGTTTCAGCGTGCCGTCGGTGAGCGGCGCTTTGAGTGTGGTGAGGTCCACGGTGAGGCCGTTGCTCATTTTCTTGCCGCTGTTGGCGAGGAATGTGAGCGTATGGCCTTCTGTTTCAGCGGCACCGCCGTGTGTGAGACTCTCTCGAATCTTCATGTCATCCTTCCGGATTGGAGCAGTGGTGCTCGTCAGTGGCATCAGTGGTTGATGTACTGACGAGCATAATGATATCACGGTAGTTGATATGGCTGGTTAGTCTTCCACTACTTCGTAGTCTTCGTAGCAGCGGCATCGTGGATGGCCGTTAGGTGTGCTCATGGTTTCGAAACTGTTGACGTAGGAGTGGTCGCCGATGTTGACGACCGCGTCCTTTGCCATGTAAGCGGAGTCGAGCGGTCTTGTCGTGCCTTCCATGTGTCGGCAAAAGTCGCATGTGTTGCCGTCTCCGGTGGTGCGCCATACTTTCTGTAGTTTGACGCCTAATGTTTCGCTGAGGTTGCGGGCGCTGTACAGGCTTCCGAGTCTTTGGGATTGGACGGTTTCGCATCTTGCTATTAGTTCGGCGTGGTCGTTGCCCATTCGGGTTAATTCGTCGCGTAGTCGGTGTGCGGCCCATTGTTCCGTGTCGGCTCGGTTTAGGATTTCCAAGGTTTTGTCGGTGATGGTTTTGGATGTTGTGTGGGCTATTTCCTGTAGGTGGGTTTCGTATGCTGTTTTGATGGTGTCGGGTAGGGTGGTCCAGTCGTAGAGTTTCTGCCAGTCGGTTGTTGTGTAGGACTGGATGTCGACTGCGAGCGGGTGTTCCGGGTGGAGTTCGGCCCATGCGGTGAGGATTTGTTTGAGTTTCATGCCGGTTTTACGCGCGTATTCGGTGAGGTGGGTGATGAGGGTGTCTTCTACGTCGTTGACCCATTGGCGGCTGATGGTTTCGAGGTCGTCTTTCAGCCCGTTTTGGGTGCGTCGGGTGAGGCGGATGACCCTGTCGACGTATGTGCAGGTTGCTGGCAGTATCCGGTTTTCGATTGTCATGTCGTCTGTTTTTTTGGTGGCTTTCGTGATGTTTCTTTTCGAGGTGAGGGATGGGAGTGGGGTCGTGTCGGGCTGGTGGAGGTTGAGTCGCTTGTAGGGTTCGGGGAGTCCTAGTGCTTCGACTGCGCTTTCGACCGTTGCTCCCATGTTGACGAGTTGGATGAGGTTGTTGACGCGGATTTGCTGGGTTTCGGCCTGTGCTTTCTCGACTTCGGTTTGTGCTGGTAGGTCGAGGTCGAAGGTGATGCCGTATCCGAGTCCTCCGGTGATGCGGTCGAGTTCGAACTGCCATTTGTCCCATACGGTCATGCAGAGGGGTTTGAGGGTGTTTTCGATGAAGGAGCGTTCGGCCATTTCGGCGTTGGCGTAGGTTTGGCCGTTGTCGATGCCTCGGATGATGTCGGGGACGGCGAGTGCGTTGGCTAGTCGGTTGTTGACTACGTTGGATACGGTTTGTAGGTCGAGTGTGTCGTTGGAGTTTTGGAATGGGACCCAGACGAGTTTGCTGGTTTGGCTTGGCTTGTGGGTGGTCGGGTCAACGGGGACCATATTGTAGACGATGCCGTTGTTGTTGCCGGCTCCGCGGAAGGTTTCTTCGAGGCGTGCGCGGTTGCGTTGGAAGTCTTCGGCGTTTTCGGAGACGATGCCGAGCATGCCGGCGGGTACTGCGTTGTTGCCGAAGAAGCCGCGTTCGTAGTCTGCGATCATGTCGTCGACGTTGGCCCATTTTTTGATGGTCATGGCGGGGCTGATGCCGCGGGTGGGGTCGTTCGGGTGATGGCTGTAGCTTAATGCGATGGTTTCGTTGCGGCTGAATTCGTATTGGCGTGGTCCGTCGCCGAGGTCCATGGTTACGCGGTGGTACCAGTCGCTGCGGCTGTCGTCGTATACGCGGCTGTTTGTGGGGAGGATGGTGTAGCCGGTGATGTTGTCCGGGGGGATGTTGCCGCCGGGGCCTTCCGGTGTCCAGACGAGGATGTCGACGTGGGATTGGGTGAGCATGCCGGAGGCGATGATTTTAAGGAATTCGAGGCAGCTGTAGGTGTCGTTTGGTGCGTATAGTGCGCTTAACGCGGTGGGGGCTGGGTCGAGTTTTCTTCCGTCCGTGGTGACGGCGTAGGGGATTACCGTGCTGAATCGTTGCGCGATGGCGTTGACGTAGGGGAAGATGTTGTCGTACGTGTCGTGCATGGGGATGTTGTTGCCGCCCATTGGCTGCCATGCGTTGCCGCCTGTCTGGGTGGGGGTGGTGTGCGGGGCGTTGGTACGGCCGAAGGCGCTTGTGAAGCCCGCGCGAATATTGTCGAGAATGGTCATTTTACCTCGTTTTGTAGTGGTATGTCGTATATTCCGTAGTTTATCGCAGTTGATGTTGGTTAGCATACTGCGACGTCCCATGAGGGGAGTTTGGGTGGCTCGTAACAGGCGAGGAGCAGACTGTCGGCGAGGTCAGGGCTTCCGAGGTTCATGGTGTCTTTGTAGTCTTGTTTGCTTTCTATTTGCCGTTGGTTACGGCTGGGTATGTGCCATTTGCGTGTGGTTAGCTCGGTGGTGAGCTTGGCGAGGTCGGCGAGCTGTGGGTTGATGCTGAGCTGTGGGAGCATGGTGGCGAAGTCGAACCATAGTTCTGAGGCTATGTTGGGGTATTGCTGGTCTTTGGCTTTGCCGGCGTAGTTGATGCCGGTGACTGGCAGTCCCCATGTTTTGAGTAGGTCGGTGAGGCCGCCGCCTACGCCTGTGTCGTCGATGCGGATGTCGATTGGCTGGTGTTGTGATGCGCGGAGTCTGATTCTTTCGGCCGTGTCGACGATGCTCGCGTGGGTCCATGATTCGAGTGTTTCGATATGGTTGCCTTTTTTGATGGTGAGGGCGGTGCGATCGCTGCCGTATCTGGCGACGTCCACGCCGAATGTGGTCGCCCCGTCTGTTGTCGCGCGTTGGAGGGCTTCGTTGATCATGGTGTCGCTTATGAGCTGGTTGTTGGTGTCGGCGTATGGTAGGCCGAGCCAGACGTGTCCGTAGTCGGCTGTTTGTTTGTCGGCTTCGATCATGTCGATGACGTCTTGGCTGAGGAGACGGTGTACGTCTTCGAATGTGGTATGCCAGTGGCATGTCTGGTGGAGTCGTTCTTCGGAGTCTGTGGAGATGAAATACGTCCAGATCGGGTCGTGGCTGGTAAGGGGGTTCCACGTAAAAATCAGTGTGGAGTTGGGTTTGCGGATGGTTGGGATGAGCGTGGTCAGGCTTTCTTTGCTGATGGTTTGCGCTTCTTCGACCCAGCAGACGTCGATGCCTTCGATGCTTTTGATGCTTTGGATGTTGTCGTGTAGGCCGCGGAAGATGAAATTGCTGCCGTTGACGTGGCCGATGCCGTCGCGTCGTATTTCGAAGCCTTGCAGACCGAATCCTTCGATGGTGTTTGTGAGGAGCTTGTATACGGAGTCGGTGATGGAATTCTGGAATTCACGGGCGCAGAGCACTGTGATTGGCTGTATGGAGGCTCGGAGGATGAGGCTTTGTGCTACGGCGGTGCTTTTGCCTGAGGCTCGGCCGCCTGAATAGCAGTAATAGCGATATGGTGGTGTCTCCGTGTGGAGCCACCACCATAGGTCTTGGTAAGGTCTCGCTATCTGCATGGGTCTGGTCTATGTGCCTTTACCGGTTGTCTTTGCCGTTTTTCGGGTTGTCGTCGAATACTTCGAGGGTGATGTGCGGCGGTTCGTATCCTGTGACGTTCACGTCGGTGGATTGGCGGGCTTTGCCGTCGAGTCGGTCGATGTAGTCGGTTGTGACATGTGGGTCCTTGTACGCGTTGAGGACGTGTTTGAGGGCGATTCGTTGCACCATTGTCAGGGTCGGGTCTTTTGCTTTTTCGGTGACTTCCGATAGGGTGAGTTTGCTGAATTCGCGGATCCATCGGGTGGGGCTGGTGTCTTTGGTCCATGAGCCTCGGTCTTCTGGGCGTTCTTGGAAGCCGCCTTTGCCGGTTGGGTTGAGGATGCCGCCGGTGATGCGGCCTCGATGGTCTCTTGTTACGTCTGTCATATGGCTGATTATACCTGTCTAAAAGGAAAGCCCCTCCGTGTTGGGGAGGGGCTGTGTTTATCCGAGGATGAAACAGATTAGTAGTTTTAGTAGGGCGATGCTTCCTGTTGTGATGAGGATGGTCGCGAGGATGAGGATGAGGTAGGCGAGGGTTTTCCCTATCTTGTAGCTGAGTGGTTTATGGTTCTTGTTCATGTTGTGCTCCTTTTATCACCATTCGTCGACGGCGGGGAACTGTGCGTATGGGTCGGACTGGTTGGTGTTTCCCCAGTTTGCGGCCTGTTGTTGTGGGGTGGGCTGTTGTGGGGTGGACTGTTGTGCTTTGGCTTTCTTGAGGACTAGGCTGATGGTCGCGTAGTTGATGGTGAAGTCGGTGCGTGGCTGCCCGTTGCGGTCGGTACCGGTAGACCATTTCAGGTCGCCTTCGACGCGTACCGGGGTACCTTTGTGGAGTGTTTGGATGTAGGTGGCTGCGAGTCGCTGGTCGTATTCGAAGATCGTGGCGAACATGGTGTCGTGTTCTATCCACTGTCCTGTCTGCTTGTCTTTGTGTGAGCCGTTGGCGGCTACGCGGATGAGGAGGTATGGGGTACCGTTCTTGGTTTGCTTCTGTTCCGGTTCGGCGACGAGGCGGGCTGAGGGGAGAATGATGTGTGGGTCGTTCATTATATTGTCTTTCTTCCTGTCAGTCGGTGATTGTTTCGAAGGTTTCGTTCAGACGTGTTTCACCGAGTCGCGTGTGGATCAGCGCCAGTCCTTTGCGGGTGATCTTGACGGTCGGGGCGAATGCGAAGGTGCTGCCGTCCTTATGCCGTCCGTGTGACATTGACTCTACCATGGCAAGATGACCGGCTTTCACGCGTTCCGAGGCTGCCCACCATGTCCCGGCGTGTCGGTATATCCAATCGTGTTGTCTGAGCCATTCGCGTAGTTCCTTTTCGCCGATTGGCGTGCCGGCGTTGGAGAGGATTTTGGCCGCGTCCCTGACTAGTAGGGTGTCGGGCACGTTGGTGAAGTCGTCCAGTGCCTTCGCTTTTGGTTCCAGTTCTTTGACGTGGTTTTCGGCTTCGATTCGCCTGGCTCGCTCGTTTTTCAGGTCGGTGAGCAGTCTGATGCCGAAGTCCGGGTTGGCGAGGATCTGGTCGATGGTGGTTTCGGTGGCGTAGATGCCGTGCTTGCGGATGGACGGTAGCACCTCGTGGGTGATCCAGCGTTGGAATTCCTTGGCTCCCGGTTTGCGTGAGCGCATGACGAGCCCGTAGAGTCCGGCTTCGGAGATGATGTACGTCTGCTGTCGGCGGCCGATCGAATCGATGACTTCAGGAGTGCTGAACTCATCGTCGTCGAACGGTTTGACGGTCTCGGTTGGGTTGCCTAGGCCGAGGATGTCCATGCAGTCCTTGAGCACGAACCATGGGTCGCCGGCCGTGTCGGTCAGTGTGCGCATCGTTGCGGCGTTGAAGTGGAATATTTGGATTTCGGTGTTCATTTTGTTGCCTTTCTTTGCTTGGTAATGGTCAAGGGGTGGACGATATGCCCCCCCCTTTGAATGGTCGGTCGGTTGGATGGTTACTCGTCGAGCGAGGAGCCTTCTTTGGTGGGGATTACGTCCGGGTCGAGGAAGTAGCATCGGCCGACCTTGACTGCGTGGAGTCGTCCTTCGCGGATGAAGCGGCGGACGGTCTGGATGTTAAGCTTCCAGCGGGAGGCGTATTCGGGGACTGTTACTGTGTAATCTTTGGCGTTCATAGGTCTTATTATATAACGGTTCAAGTGCTCGTACAACTTGTTCCACGTCGGTGTGTCGTTGGCATGCGTGGAGCTATTCGTAGGGTTTTGGGTATAAAAAAGTGCTCAACCGGAGGAAGGGGGGAAACCGGTTGAGCACTTGGCTGAGGGAAGTCAGTGCACAATGAGGGCAAGTACCAATATAGCGTCGTTTTTCTTGGATTGCAACCGTCGTGTGCGGTGGCTTGTCGTCCGTTCGGCGTGTCGCGATGGCTAGCGTGATATTGTGAATACATCAAACAACGTAGGACATCAAAAACCTACCAACATTGAAAGGAACAGAAAAATGACCGAGCAGAACACCAACCAGACGGAAGCCCAGCCGACCCAGCAGTCGACCCCGCAGCCGATCATCATCAATAACGTGATGGGCCAGTCGGACGACAGCGGCAAGGAGAAGGCCCCAGGATTCCTCAAGGTGTGCGTCTACAGCGTCCTCACTGGCGGAATCTACTTCTTCTACTGGCTCGTCAAGATGCTAAGCGGCGGATACCGTAAGCGCTGACGCAAGCACCAAAAGAAAAATAATACCCACCCGGGCAATCAACCGGGTGGGTATTATTTTATCCAATGAAAGGCAGTCAGAAAAGGAAACCAAAAAAACTTTCCGACATGGACGATCATACCACAAAAGGAGAAGACAAATGGAAATCATGCTGGACAACGGCGCATATATGCCATCACGAGGCCACAGTACCGACGCCGGACTGGACCTATGCACACCGAAAGCCGTGACCGTACCGGCCTACGGAAGCGTGACAGTCGATACGGGAGTGCACGTGGCGTTGCCTAGCGGGTGTGCTGGACTGCTCGTCAGCAAGAGCGGCCTCAACGTCAGGCACGACATCACCAGCACGGGACTCATCGACGAAGGCTATACGGGCAGCATCGTGGTCAAGCTCTACAACCATGGCGGCGGGGATTACCGGCTTGAGGCCGGGGACAAGATCACGCAGCTGGTCGTGATCCCGGTGGTCCGCGAGTTATTGGAACAGGTTTCCGTGTGCAATGCGACGGAGCGTGGAGACAACGGTTTCGGAAGCACCGGACGGTAAGCCGTGTGGCACGGGAGCAGCAAATACCATGCAAAGAAAACCGTCGTCGACGGCATCACCTTTGACTCACGTAAGGAGGCCGACAGGTATCTCGTCCTGAAGGGCATGGAAGAGGGCGGGAGCATCGAGGATCTGCGCCGACAGGTCCGTTATGTGCTCATCCCGGCCTTCGACGTGGACGGCAAACATTATCGGCCTGTCTATTACGTGGCCGACTTCGTCTACATGGACAATGAGACAGGCAAGGAGGTCGTAGAGGACGTGAAGGGCATGAGGACCGACGTGTACAGGCTCAAGAGCAAGCTCTTCGCACGACGGTACGGCATGAACATCAGAGAGACGTGACGGCCTGGAGACGGGCATGGCCCCGGTTGGTCTTGGGAAGAGATTCCAGGACTGGCCGGGGCCTTTTTGTTCAGCCAACCCAGACGCAATAAGTGGCGACCGCAAAATCATGGTACCTGGCCGCAAAATCATGGTACCTGGCCGCAAAATCAGTGTAACCCTGGCCGCAAAATCATGGTACCCCTGGCCGCAAAATCAGGCACCATACTCTAGAGGGATACTATAGAGGGATACTCTAGGGATACTCTTAAGTAAGACGGCTCCCGCGGGGAGCCGCGTGCGGGTCCGAGGGGAACCAATCCCAATCCGAGGGGATTGGGAGCCGAGAGCGATGAGAGCCTAGCCTTGATGGCTTCGGTGAGCGTGACATGGAGCCATGGAGTCTGACCTGATGTCTTCGAGGCTTCTTCCATGGCTCTGAGCATCGAGGAGGATACGAGCTTGGTTTCGATGCTGCCCTTCGGGCCTTGGTCCCGATATTCGATCTGGTCATGGCATGGAGGAGAGTTGGTCGGTGCTTGGCTTTGGTGGTTCTCTCACGGCTTGGTGTCCTCGGTGCTTTTCGGTGCTTGTTTGGGCTGGAACGTCGCTTTCTTGCGTAAAGGCCTTTTTGACGGGTTGTTGTGGGTGGGGCCTGACGAGTTATCGGGTTTGCCGTGTAAATCGGTTTGAGGGGCCTTTACGTGCGTTCCGGAGGCATGTGCGGTGGAAAGCGTGTGGGATGAATGCCGGGAATGAGTGGATGGCGTAAAAGAAAAACCCTCTATCACGGCAAATACGCTATGATGGAGGGAGCTAACTAAACAAAGCCAAATATACCACATATTTGGGCGCTGAGGCACGACAACTCCCTGGCTAATTCCCTTGCTTTAGGTTAATGGGCGACGACTAGTTCTCGTTGATACACACGTTAGAGGTGCGATGTTCAACCGACCCTTCAGACGGCAGTGGAATAACCGGGGTGCCGACACTGCCACATCAAAGATGTAGCGCGATCCGAAGGGGTATGCCGCACCAGTGGTAGTAATGCACCACTCTTATGATCGACGCCGTTGCGACCGAACGACCGACGGAAAACAATCAACAAGCCTTAAAAGCTGAAGCACTTAAACCTCAGCTCTTAAGGCTTACTCTCTCTACCGAGCTCGCTCACTCCCTCAAGAAAACACAGCCTGGCGGGACCTGGTTGGGTGGTTGCCTGGGGTGGGCGCGTCACCGAGGTTGAGGGTCGGGGATCGAGGGTGAGGGTTAGGTGTTGAGGGTGAGGGCTGGGATGCGAGGGTGCGGGATATGCCTACCTCTTCGATGTTTTTCAAGGCTTCGTAGTATACTTGAGGTAACGCAATAGCAAGAAAGGATTACATAATGAGCGTTTATGACACTATCGGAAACAATCTCGTCGAACGGTATGGAGTCCATTTCAGTGAGGAAGGCGAGGAGAAGTCACGCAAGTTCTTCTCCGGCCTGTGTGCGAAGTTCGGCGACGGGGAAGTCCTCGAAGCCTGGGATACCGCATGCAGGAAGTATGACAATCCGGTGACCGCGCTTTCGAAGCTTGGAGGCATCCTCTACAATCGCAGCCTCTTCAGCTCTTTCATCGAGGAGGACTGACCATGAGCAGGCGTTTCCCCGCGCTTGATCTGGCCGCGAGACTGGGTTTTTCCGCGGCGGCCGTCTATGATCGGATCGGCACCCTCTGCCGGCTGCAGAAGAGGAAGAATCGCGCTTATTATTATGATGGCCATCCCTGGGTTCCGATACCTCCCGAGGATTTCCCCCGGATCTTCCCATACATGCCCGCGAGCGCTGTCGTCAAGGCCCTTGGAGATCTTAAGGACGAAGGTTTGGTCAAGGAAATCCATCGCGGACATGTCAGCTGGTATACGCTAATCTGAAAACACTTCGGCGTGTCATCTAGGAAACGTGTTATACTAGAGACATACGCCATGTGAGATGCTCCTACCACTCACGTGGAGGACAATTCACATGGCATAAATCCCATTGGTTGCCACCGGGTAGGAGACGGTGGCAGCCGGTGGGATTCGCTTTTAGTGAAAGTAGGGGCATCATGGACATCAAGGACACCAACTTCGTCACGATCCAAGGCTGGATGCGCACCAAGCTCAACCTCAAAGGCAACGAGCTACTCATCTACGCGCTCATCTACGGCTTCTCACAAGACGGAAACTCCAGATTCAAAGGCAGCCGCAAGTACATCGCCGACTGGTGCGGCTGCTCGCTGGACACCGTCGACAGGGCCCTCGGCTCACTCGTAGACAAAGGCCTTCTCGCCAAATATCCATACATGGACGCCCACGGCAGCCGACTCGTCGACTACGTCGCCATCCATCCAACCACCGCAGCCACGCCGGCCACCGTAGCCACACAATCCACGGCGACCACACAGGCCCAGGCACAGGACCCATGGGTAGACACTGCGACCGCAAACGCCGAACAATTCCAACCCCATCTCGCCGAACCGGAACCGCAGCCGAAGAAGACACGCAAGACCAAGAGCTTCGACGCCATCATCGACGCCTACACCAACGACCCGACGACCAAGGACCTACTCGGAGCATGGCTCCAAAACCGCAAGGCCAAGAGAGCCGCAATGACCGACAGGGCCATCCAAGGCTGCATCGGCAAACTCGACAAGTGCGCACAGGAAAGCCGAATGAGCGTCAACGACTACCTCGATGAGGTCGTCTGCCGAGGCTGGAGCGCCTTCTTCCCCATCGAAAACTACAAGCGCACCGGATACCAGCAGAAGCCTCAGCAGCAATCCACCCAGCTGCACTGTGACCCCACGGAAAGCGAAGAAGAGCGCCAGCGCCGGGAAGCGGACGAAGAATGGTTGAGAACCTGTGTCTTCTAACCCACGACACGCCGGCAGCACAATGCCGACGACACATGAGATAACATTGGCGTAAACGGCAGGAAGGAACAACACCATGGAAACCATCACCGGCATCATCGACACCATCAACGCGCGAATCTCACGCCAATACTCCGAACACGAAGGCGACTACCGCAACGGAAACGGCCTCCTCATGTGCGGCAAATGCCACTCAGAGAAGGAATGCACCCTAACCAAGCCCGACGGCACCACAAAAATCGTCCACTGCGCATGCAAATGCAGCGTCGCGCAGCACGAAAAGGAAGCCGAAGAAAAACGCAAACGCGACCGCATGCAATACCTAGACAGCATGCGACGCACCGGCTTCCCCGACGCGGAAATGCGCGAATGGACCTTCGCCAAATCCGACCACACCGACCAACGAAACGAAAACATCGCACGCAAGTACGTCGCAAACTTCGACGCCATGCGCGAGCAAGGCACCGGACTACTTCTCTGCGGTCAAGTAGGCACCGGCAAAAGCTTCCTCGCAGCATGCATCGCCAACGAACTCATCGGCCAAGGCACACCATGCCTGATGACCAATTTCAGCCGCATCATCAGCCGGGTCAGCGAAAAGTTCGGAGGAGACCAGAAATACCTCGACGGCCTCAACCGCTTCGACCTCCTCATCATCGACGATCTAGGAGCGGAACGTGACACTGAATTCACTTGGGAAAAAGTAATGAACGTCATCGACGCACGCTACCGCGCCGGCCTACCACTCATCATCACCACCAACTTCGGACCGAAGGACTTCGCCGATCGGGGTGATATCCGCCGTCAGCGCGTCTTCAGTCGCCTCAAGGAAATGTGCATCCTTCTCGAAGTCAAGGGAACGGACAGGCGAAGCAAAAAGATGCAGGACAAGCTACGGACAGCCAAATCGCTCCTCGGTCTCTGACCATACCAAGGCGACACGTGTGAAATCGTGCCGCCTTTTTTCATGCCCATCGGCGTGTCGTCTCTCGTAACCGGGTATAGTGTTAGATATCGGGCAAGGAAAACACCTGAAAGGAAACCAAAATGACCACCGCAACAATCCATGAAGTCACCGCAGAAGAATTCGCCCACCACATCAGCAACCCGCTCGCAGACAGCATCTACGCCCACTACGCACACGCCGCAATGTCGGCCGACAACATGGCACACGTCTACAACTACATGCTCGTATCCAACATCAACCCCATGCACACCGTGGAACAGCATCTGGACGTGCTCGCCGAAGCGGAACACGCAAACAACCTCTGAAAACAAACACGCTCCAGGGGCGGGCGTCCAATCGCCCCCACGGAAAGGAAACCAAAATGAGCGACAAGAACAACACCCGAAACCTATTCAGCATCATCAACGGGTGCCTACCCTACGAATACGACGTAAAGCTCCTCGACGACCACGGCAGAACCAACGGCATCCTAATCGTCAAAGAAGACTCCGACCACATCATGCAAATCACCCCAAGCGAACACGACAACACGTGCACCGTGCTCGCATGGGCCGACGGAGACGACCCCGATACGGACAGCGAAACATACCAGTGGGACCTCGACTCGCCGGACCTCACCCTCGCCGACATCCTCGCCGACATCCAAAACCGCCTCTAACCAACACACAGGAAAGGAAACAAAATGAGCATCGAAACCAACACACTCGCCCTTAACATCTCCAACGCCTTAAACACCGCCGGGACAAACTACACGGCAAACGTCATCGACCTCGGCGAATACGGCACCACCTGCGAAATCACCAGACACGGGTCAGACAGGAAACTCCACCTCACCCCAGTCGAAGACGACCTGATCGACATGGTCCTATACGACGAGACGGGAAACACGGTCGCAAACGGCACCCTATTCGACAAGGCCGCCGCAAACATCACCCCGGAAGAACTCGCCCACCTCATCGAAATCTGCCTCTAAGGACAAAAATGGGAAAAAAGAAAACACAGGAACCAATTGAAATCGACCCCAACGACCAGGACATGATGGACTGGATCAACGAAATGCGCAACAGCCAGCCATCCGAAGCCGAACGCCGCAAGATCAGCGACTACCGCTACTACCACCGCCACAAGGAAGAACGAGCCGAAGCCAACAGGAAATGGAGGGAGGAACACGCCGAACACTACGCGGAAAAACAGAAAGAATACCACAGCAAACCCTCCACGCTGAAAAAGAAACGCGAAACCGCACGAATCCGATACCACACCGACCCGGAATGGAGGGAGGCAATGCTCGCCAGACAAAGAGCACGCTACCACGCCATGACACCGGAACAGAAAGCCGAATACACACGCAAACAAAACGAACGAGCCCGCATACGACGAGCCAAAGCCAAAGCCAAAAAACTTGAAAACCAGGAAAAGGAAACCAACAAATGACAGACAACATCAACCATCCAACGCACTACACCGGCCGCAACATCGGCTACGAATGCATCATCCTCGCCAAACGCCAATACTTCTGCGCCGGCAACGTCATCAAATACCTATGGCGATACAAGGACAAAGGAAACCCCATAGAAGACCTGAGAAAGGCCCGATGGTACGCACGGAAAGCGGCCATAAGACACGAAAAGACGGAAACCTCCGGCAGATGCGGCCTCATCATCCGCAAGCTCGTCGCCTCGACCACCGGCCTTGAAAGAGCCGCATGGCATTGCATCGGACGAAGCGACTGGCACCTGGTCATCGAAGCACTCAACCGAATGATGAAGGAAGAAGAAAACAATGCGCAAGCTGAATGACGTCCCACTCGACCGGCTCCTGATCGAACACTACCTCTTCGACCTCGACCAGTCGGTCGAAAAGACCGCCGAAATCCTCGACATGGACGAAGACACCGTCAGACGAGTCCACCAGGAAAGCTCCGAATTCTACTCGGCAATCAGAAAGAACCGCAAATGAAGAAAACGTTGAAGAACCAGATCATCAAATGGCATGAGAACGGCATGACCGTCGACGAATTCGCCCCGCTCATACCGCAATGCTGCAAGCCGGAGATCGAAGCCGTCATCAAACAATATGAAAAGGACAAGGCATGGGGACGAATAATGACATCCTCGCGGCATTGATCCTCGCACTAACGGTGCTCATCGCCTATAGGAGACGATGAAGCAGGCAACCATTAGCGTTGCGGCGTGTCGCGTTTGACCACACGCCGCATTGTGTTATATTAGACATATCAAGCGATACGCTTGGCATATACATAAGAAAGGACCCCAAAATGAACGCCATCACCACAAACGAAGTCAAGGCAATGATCCACAACATCGACGTCCGCCTCGACCGAAAAAGCCACTACGACACTAACCACACACCAAAAGGCGTCATCTACCACGTCGGCGACCACAAATACGTCACCCTCGACGACTACTCCCAAACCTTCGAAGACTACGAGTGGGCCCACAAAGGCGCGGAATGGGCATGCTACCTCTACGCGCTCACCAAAAACAACCCCGAACGCATCGACTTCTACACGAAGGCATACAACATCGGCGGCATGGAAACCCTCGAAACCATCTACAACAACGTCACCGAATCCACGCCAATGACCATCGTCTACCCGATCTACAAGCACTGACCCACGCCACAAAAAGGAGCCACAAATGGAAAACAGCAGCCTCAACCGCAAATTCGCCGAAGTCCTCAACGAAGTACCCAACTTCAGCACCGACGAAACCGCCAACGCCGGAAGCCGCACCTACAAATACCTCAACCTCGCCACCCTCCTCAAGAACATCAAACCGATCTTCGAAAAACACGGACTCGCATTCACCCAAAAAGTCACCTTCGACGGTACGGGCGACGGACGCCAAATCCTCGGAACCATCGAAACCATCATCTTCGACGACACCGACCAGATGACGGTCTGCGAATACCCGTTCTTCGTCACCGGAGACCCACAGCAGGTCGGCAGCGCCATCACCTATGCACGACGCTACAGCCTCACCACCATCCTCGGCATCTTCCCTGGCAGGGACGACGACGGAAGCTACGCAAAACAGCAATACAACACCGCCGACAAGCCGATAGGCGCAGACCAGTACGCCACGCTCGTCAAAGCCATGGACGCACACCACCTCCCAACCGAAGTACGCGGCGAATTCGTCTCAGGCACCCTGAGCCGGCCCGTCAAAGGCTGGCGAGGAATCACCCAAGCAGACCTGGCCAAACTCATGGACGCCATCAACAGAATGTGACATAAGACCCCGGCATGCCACCGGGGTCTTTCCCATACCCGAACCTCAACACGCCGTACACCATCCAGTCACATACGAGCTGATATAATAAAGATATCAACTTCAAGAAAGGACCGACAATGAAAATCGTCAACCTATCACAAGCCAACAACACAGAAGCATGGCTCCAAGAACGCCTAGGCCGCATCACCGGCACCAAAAGCGGCAGCCTAGCCATGGGACACTACCCGCAAACCGACGTCAAAAAACTCATCGGATACCGGGACAAAGCGCTCGAACAGTCAAAAACCACGGAAATACAAGCAGAATCCAACAAATACTTCCAAAAAGCACAAGACTACGACAAGCGAATCCTCGAAGCCGAAGCCAAAAACAAACACCTCAAAGTCAGCATCGGCTTCTGGGAATTCTTAGCGGAAACCATGGCCGAACAGCCAAACGGCGAAAACCCCATGGCACGCGGCCACAGACTCGAACCAGAAAACATCACCCTCACCCTCCAACAACTCGGCTACGAGCAAAAAGACTGCATCACCGACTGCGGCATCTGGGAAAGCGACGAAGACCCACGACTCGCATGCAGCCCAGACGCCTACCAAGCATCCGAAAACCCAACATGGGCCATCGAATGCAAAAGCCTCGGAAGCGCCTACCACCTCCAAGCCGTCATCCCATGGATGATCCACTCACAATACATCCGCCAACACACCCTCCCCGACAACCTCGCCGACATGGCCGCACAAGTACTACCCGCAGAAACCACAAGCCCCAAAGCCACCGGCATCGACTTCATCCCCGACGCATACCAAGCCCAAGTCCTCCAATACTTCGTCGTCTGCGACACACTCGAAACCCTCTACTGCAGCATGTACGATCCACGAGTCTACGGAGACGCACGACACCAAATCATCCCAGTACACCGAAAAGACATCAAACCACTCATCGCAAACCACAAACGCAAACAACTCAACACCCTCCACATCATCGACACCATCACCGAAACGACAGGAGCATCATTCCAGTGACCATCGACACCCTCCTCGACACCACGACACCCGACGAAAGGAAATAAGAATACCATGGCAACGAAACCATTCACAGCCACCATCAAAGGCAGGGAGCTCACGGTCTGCCAGAACGCCAATACGGGACTCTTCTACGCCATCGGACACGATGGCAGGCACACTCCAGTCGGCTACTCGCTCATCAGGACGCAGACGACCAGCATGCAGCGGCTCAAATACTGGCGGAACCGATATGGGTACACTCAGGTCGAACTCGCAAAACTGATTCACGTGTCCAGTCCGACCATCATCATGATGTGGGAAAACGGATTGAGGCATCCCCGCAAGGAATACCGGCAGCTGCTCAATGCCGAGCTTGGCGGAGAGGTCTTCTTCGAGTGACTCATCCTACGGCGTGTCGCATTATCGTGGCACGCCGTTTATGATATGATGAAAACATCAATCAGAAAGATTGGCACAACACAAAAGGAGCGGACAAATGGAAACCATCAAATACCTCACCACCCTCACCAGCATCCTCAACAGCCAGCCGAAAACCGCCGAAATCCTCGACCAGCACGGACTAGGCCTCGAAGCCACCTTCGGATATATCGGAATCAACGACGCCGACAGCTTCATGAGACTCTACGGCCTCCTCAACACCATCGAAGGAGTCGAGACCACCACGATCAGACCAGTCGAGGGAGACGGCTACGACTTCACCGTGACCAACCCGATCACCATCCGCTTCTTCCACTGCAAGTAGCCTCCAAGACATACAAAAACGCCCCGCAGACGGCCGACCAAGCCGAATTCGGGGCATTATTCATATTAGAGCAGGTCAGCGGCTCACACCGGCATAATGCACGCCGAACAAGCCAGCCACACCCGACCCGACCAACGCGCAAGCGCCGCCGACAACGGCAACCCACGACGGCACACCCGGTACGGCACTCACCAAGCTCGCCACAGCACCGGCAATACCTACCAGCCCAGACACGAGATACGCCCAACGACGCGTCTCAGCATCGAACGCAGGCACATAATTATCCGAACCATCGGCACACTCATTCGTGATCATGGTCTCAGAAGTCGGCTCACCAGACAACACGTCATCAGCCAACACTGCATGCTTAGCCATAAACAATCCTTTCAATCAGTTGAAAATACGACCGTCGTTAAGCCGCTTCTGGAATTCCTTCACGGCCATACTCGGAGCCGGACTGATAATACCATCCCCCGGGAAACCGTTCATCTCCATCAGGAACCGGTGAATGAACTCCGGACCCGCATTACGCGGACGATCCGTAATACCAAAACGGTGAGACATCCACTCAACCCAATCACTACCCGAAGTGCCCTCCTCCAAACAGGCGATATTCCGGTTATTCAAACAACGAATCTGCCCGGACATGACACCATCCACAGTCGTACCGGCAACCTCCTGAGCACGACGCATCGTCAAAGGACCCCACGAGCCATCCACCTCAAGCCTGGTCACCGACTGCGTAGCCGGCTGAGTAGGCACAGGATTAGACGGAGCCACCAAACCACGCGACAGACGATCCAAACGACCCAAATCATACGGGCCCGGACACTGCGTGGCAGAACAATCCCTATGATGAATCAACGGCAAATCACCATACTCCGCCCGAAGATCACGAATCAAAGCGGCAATCGTCGCATAATCCCCATCAGACTGGCGAGGATTACACTCAATGCCAATACCCATGTCATTGCCCCTCGAACGGACGCCGACACCGTCACCGGCATGCCACGCACGATCATCCGGGTCCACAATGCAAGCCACACGGCCAGCCTCGACCACATAATGCGCGGAAGCGCCACGAGCCTTACTACACAGGGTATCAATCACACCCCCAAACGTAGGATGAGTATTCGGGTCACCCCACCAGTGGATCACAATATACTTGATCCCATACGGGCGACCACTCGTATAATTCGGACTATCATACTTCGTAATATATTCATATGACATATTATCTCCTTTCAGACCGTTAAAACATACCAAACAGTAAAAAGAAAACGAGCAAAAGCCGGAATCCCGGTGACAATCAGAAAACCAACCACCACCATGACGCCAATAAGAAACGACGTTAAAAGAATGAGTACAATATCTTCGACTGATTCACGATCCATACCCCCAGCATATCAAAACAGCCTACGATACACTTAACCATATGACCGAACTAATCACATCAATCATCGGACTCGCCGGCATAGCAGTAGGCGGCACCATCACATGGGCAAGCACACGACGCAACAACCTCACCACCGCCTACCAACACCTCGTCGAAGCCCAAGGCGAACTCAAAAAACAAATCGACGCCCAAGACCAGAAAATAGACAAACTCGTCCAAACCCGAGACGAACTCCAACACGTCAGCGACCTCGAAACAGGCTACATCCGCAGCCTAGGCCACTGGCTCGCACAATTCTGCCAAATCATCGACGACAAAGAATTCCTCACACGCAACCCCAAACCATCCCTACCCGACGAACTCCGCGACCGCATCTGCCCACTCTAACCCCACACAGGATACGGAAAAGCCCCGGCAAACAACCGGGGCTCTTCCATATATCAGACCGACCACGACAATGTCGCCGAAGTCCACGAACCCTTCGTATACGTAATATCAGCGAAAGGCCTCACATACAAGCCAGTCTTATCCAACTGAAAACCACTATTCACGACACCGGCCGCCGGAACATTCAAATCAGTCACATTCGGCTTCACATAATCCGGAAACGTAAGAATCTGACTCTTCGACCAGGCCGTCGCCACCCATTCAGGACCCCTCGTCGCCTTAACCATAAGATTGACGATATTCCCAACCATCGAACACTTATACCAGACACTCCAATCCTTCGCCCACTGACCCGGATTCAACTGGATGTCAGTCAAGGGGACCCACTCATCCTTCACACGACGATACCGTCCGCCAGTCACCTTGACGACGGCTTCAACCCCGTCAACGGTCCAAACCGCGATCAACTGATTCCAAGTATCCACCTCAATACTGCCATCAACATGGATCTTCGGAGCCACATCAGACACAACACCGGCCGTGACTCTAGCAATGACCAAACCATTGATTTGCGCATTCGGAATACTAGCATCCCACGACTGCAACCGCGCGCCCGGAGTATCACCATGAGACAAACTCGGATCATAGGCTGCGACCACGATCTTATAATCCCCCTCCGAATCAGGCACCTTCACCGTCATAGGCTCCGTCACCGCATAAGTGTATGAGCCAGTCCCCTCCCACGGACGTAAGGTACCGCAATGAGGTTTAACAGTGACGGTCAAACCGTCAATAGTAGCCAACGGGCTAGGACTACCATACCGGACGCCCTGAACGCCACCGAAAGAGGAACCGTCGGACGGGAACAAGAACGGATTCACAACATGCCGGTAATCATCAGCCGTGTAAACAGGTGCCCCGTCCAAAGCGGTCAAAGGATGCAAAATAATATCACTCATAAGTCATTCCTCACAATCAATCATTCAGA